GCCCTCGAGCAGGCCGCCGAGCACTCCTCCGACCAGGAGGACGACCTCTCCCACGCCAAGGGAGGCTCCGACGACGAAAAGGAAGGCGAGATGGCCAAGCGGAACGTGTTCGAGCAGGAGAAGGGTAAGGAGGAGAAGACGAAGCACACCCTCTCCCACTCCGACCTCAAGGGGATCGTCGCCGATGCCCAGCAGAGGGGCTCCCTCAAGGAGGCCTTCGAGGAGTACGCCCTGAAGCACGGCATCGAGGACATCGAGCTCCTCTTCCCCGACGCCAAGAACGTCACCCAGACGCCCGAGTGGGACTCCCGCCGGGTCGAGTGGGTCAACGGCGTCCTCGGCGGCACCCGCAAGTCGCCGTTCTCGCGCATCAAGTCGATGGTCGCGGACATCACCCACGACGAGGCCCGTGCGAAGGGCTACATCAAGGGCAACTTCAAGAAGGAGGAGTGGTTCGGCGTCGCGAAGCGGACCACCACCCCCACGACCGTCTACAAGAAGCAGAAGCTGGACCGTGACGACATCGTCGACATCACGGACTTCGACGTGGTCGCCTGGATCAAGGGCGAGATGCGGCTCATGCTGAACGAGGAGCTCGCGCGCGCGGTTCTCATCGGGGACGGCCGCGAGGTCGACGACGAGGACAAGATCCGTGACCCCGGGAACGCCCAGGACGGCGCCGGCATCCGCTCGATTCTCAACGAGCACGACCTGTACGCCGCGACGATCAACGTCAACATCGACGACGCGAACTCGAAGCCCCACGAGCTCGTCGACGCGGTCCTCAGCGCGATGGCCATGTACAAGGGCTCGGGCTCCCCGACCTTCTACACCACGCTGCCGACGCTGACGTACATGCTGCTCGAGCGCGACGAGTTCGGCCACCGGCTCTGGAAGAACAAGCAGGAGCTGGCGGACGAGATGAACGTCGCCGCCATCGTGACCGTCGAGGTCATGGAGGAGGAGTCCGACCTGGTCGGGATCCTGGTCAACCTGTCGGACTACACGGTCGGCGCGGACCGCGGCGGAGAGATCAACTTCTTCGACGACTTCGACATCGACTACAACCAGTACAAGTACCTGCTGGAGACGCGCATCTCCGGTGCCCTGACGAAGATCCGGTCGGCCCTGATCATCAAGAAGACGGCCGGCTCCGACACCCTCGTCTCCCCGAACGCCCCGGCGTTCGACGAGGAGTCGGGCGAGATCACGATCACCGACCAGACCGGCGTCGTCTACAAGAACAAGGCGACCGGCACGGTGATGAACAACGCCGGCTCCCCGTACACCGTCGACCCGGGCGACGAGCTCACGGTCGAGGCCACCCCGGCCTCCGGGTACTACTTCGCGTCCAACCAGGACGACGAGTGGACCTTCGAGACGCCGCCGGCCTGATCTGAAGGAGTAGGTCATGGCGAAGTTCGCCGGCAAGGTGGGCTACGGCCAGTCCGTAGAAACCGCGCCTGGCGTCTGGGCCGACGAGATCACGGAGAGGTCATATTTCGGAGATGTGACCCGCAACACGCGGCGACTCTCCCAAGGAGAAGTCCTCAACGAAGATCTCAGCGTGGGCAATTCCATCAGCATCGTTGCTGACGCGTACGCCAATGACCATTTCTTCCGCATCCGCTATGTGGAATGGGCGGGGGTTCTCTGGACGGTCACGACCGTCGACGTGGAGAGCCCTCGCCTGATCCTTCGACTCGGGGAGGTCTACAATGGCCCCACGAGTTGACCTGCAGACCCTGCTCGAAGACATAACACCACACGTGTACTTCCAGCCGCCGACCAACGTGCAGCTGACGTATCCGTGCATCGTCTACGCGCGGGACAGCGGGGACACCAAGTTCGCGGATGACAGACCGTACAGTCACACTGTGCGGTACTCGGTCACGGTCATCGATCGGAATCCAGACAGTCCGATCCTGGCTCAGATCGCAGCTCTGCCGATGTGCCTGTTCAACAGGTTCTTCGCGGCAGACGATCTGAACCACAACGTGTACAACCTCTTCTTCTGAAAGGGCTACAAATGCCACTGGTTTGGGATCAGGTTGGCGAGCGTCTCTACGAGACGGGCGTCGACAGGGGGGTGCTCTACCTCCCCGACGAGAGCGGTGACTACGGCGAAGGCGTGGCCTGGAACGGTCTGGTCACCGTCACGGAGTCCCCGACGGGTGCTGAGGCCTCGCCCCAGTACGCCGACAACATCAAGTACCTGAACCTCGTCTCCGCCGAGGAGTTCGGCGGCACGATCGAGGCCTTCACGTACCCGGACGAGTTCGCCCAGTGCGACGGAACCGCCGAGGTCTCCCCCGGCGTCATGGTGGGCCAGCAGGGTCGCAAGACCTTCGGGATCGCCTACCGCACCCGGGTCGGCAACGACCTGGACGGGACGGACCACGGCTACAAGCTCCACCTGCTCTACGGCTGCCTCGCGGCGCCGTCGGAGAAGGCCTACGGGACGATCAACGACTCCCCCGAGGCCATCACGTTCAGCTGGGAGATCTCGTCGACCCCGGTTTCGGCCGGCGACGACCTGAAGCCGACCAGCCTGCTCGTGGTCGACAGCACGCAGGTCGACGCGGGCGACCTCCAGTCCCTGGAGGATCTCCTGTACGGGGCCAGCGGCGACGCCGTGCTCCCCCTGCCGGAGACCGTCATCGCGCTGTTCGGCGCCGGGGTCACCACCGTCGACCTGGGCACGCCGGCCAACCAGCCGACGTACAACGCCGGCACGCACGTCGTCACGCTGCCGGCCGTCACGGGCGTCCAGTGGAAGATCAACGGCGTCAACAAGACCGCCGGTGCGCAGCCGGCCCTCTCGGTCGGTCAGACCGCCGAGGTCACGGCGCACTCCACGGCCGGCTACGTCCTGTCGGGTGACGACGACTGGACGTTCGACTACTAGATCGACTGAAGGGACTAAGAGTGCTCAAGATCGTAGTAGGAGGTACCGAAGCTTTCGACGAAGAGACCAACTCTTTCGTCATGCAAGGTGGTACGGAAGTGGAGCTTGAGCATTCCTTGGTCTCCCTGTCAAAATGGGAGTCAGAATTTGAGAAGCCCTTCTTGGGCAAAGATGACAAATCTCCAGAAGAGATCCTGGCCTACATAAAGGCGATGGTCATTGGCGAAATTTCCCCGGGGGTAATTTCCCAAATGTCGTCAGAGAACATCGAGGCCATCAACACCTACATCGACTCCAGGCAGACGGCGACTTGGTTTCGTGATACCCCTGGAGCACCAGCGAGCCGTGAAGTCATCACCTCAGAGCTCATCTACTACTGGATGACCACGTTCAACATCCCGTGGGAAGCCCAGCATTGGCATCTGAACAGGCTGTTCACGCTGATCAGGGTCTGCAACCAGAAGCAGTCCAAGCCGAAGAAGATGAGCAGAGCCGAAGTGGCTCAGAGGAACAGGGAACTCAACAACCAGCGCAAGGCGCAGCTGGGCACGAAGGGTTAGGAGGTGACATGACAGCGCTAACGTGGGACGCAACAGGCGAGAGGTCCTATCAGCAGGGCATCAGCAAGGGAGTTCTGTACCTGCGAGACGGTACGGTAGTCGTCTGGAACGGCCTGACGAGCATGGACGAGGGATCAGATCAGGATCTCACCTCCTACTACCTGGACGGCGTGAAGTACCTCGAGAATCTGACTCCGGCGGATTTCGAGGGAAAACTCAAGGCATGGACGTATCCCGACGAGCTCGACAGCGTCATGGGGATCTCACAGGTCGACCCCGGGCTTCAGCTCTACGAGCAGCCCCCGCAAAACTTCTGCCTTTCGTATCAGACGAAGGTTTCCAACGACCAGGACCCCGACGCCGGGTACAAGATCCACCTGCTCTACAACCTCCTCGCCGTGCCCGATGAGGCGTCATTCGAGACACTGAGCGACGACTCCAAGCCGGTCGAGTTCGCATGGGACCTGACAGGAACCCCTAACGCTCTTCCTGGGTTCCGCCCGACAGTTCACGTCGTGTTGGACTCGACCAAGGCCCCCGCCAACGTTCTTGAGGCAATCGAGAACATCCTGTACGGGACTGACGAGTCAAACGCTCGGTTCCCGGACATCTTTGAGCTTCGATCGCTCTTCAACACGATCGGTGTTCTGACGATCATCGACAACGGCGACGGCACATGGACGGCAATCGACGTCAGCGACGTCTATATCTCCATGGACACGCCAACCCAGTTCACGATCACAGGTGCAGACGCAACCATGCTGGATGCGACCACCTACGAGATCTCAACCACAACTCCGTAGGGAGGTGATATATGGCAACGATCACAGGTTTGACCGCCGCTCGAATGCTGGCCATCGAAGCGGCCTGCGTCGTTGACGGAGAGGTGGTTGGTGATGACCTGATCCTCACCCGCCAGGACAGCTCCACCATCAACGCCGGCGATGTCCGTGGACCGGCAGGTCCTACCGGGGCTGCTGGGAGCGATCTGACGGTTCTCTCCGCCCAGGCGATCCTCGATGTGGGGCAAGTCGGGCAGATCAAGGCGGGTCGACTGCTCGCCGCTTCCGACTTCACCGACATGGGCCTCAGCGCTCCGGTAGCGCTATATCCGCTCTCGGGTACGCCCGACACAAGCGGAAACGGTCGGAACCTGACCAACAAGGGCACGGTCCCGTTCACCGGAAGAGGCATCGTCGGCGGTACGAACTCTGCAGCGCTGTTCTCTGGCAGCGCTACTCAGGCGCTGTACTTCCTGGACACTGGCGGAGCCGACCCGTTCCGGATCAAGACGGGGTCTTTCGGTGGTTGGTTCAAGACCGCAAAAGCGGGCGTTAGCCAGGCGATCATGGGGAAGTACAACTCCTCAGATGGTCAGCATGCCTGGTTGATGCAGATCAACGCCAACAACGTTCTTGAAGTACAGGTGACCGGCACTGGCTTGGCGGCGAACATGGTGATCTGCCAGAGTTTCTCCGTCGTCGCGGACGATCGTTGGCACTTCGCTGTCGGCGTCGTCGACGGAACGTCCATCAAGGTCTACGTCGATGGGGTTCTGGAAGGCATCATGCATTCCGCCACCATAGCGTTTGGTGGCAGCGCTCCGTTCAACATCGGGGGACTCGCCGCCAACGCGGGCACCAACGCGATCAACCCGTTCTATGGGAGGATCGACGAAACGTTCGTCACGGCGGATGTCCTCACGGAAGAGCAGATCCGGAACCTCTACTGCGCCAGAGTCTCGCATGGTCTTGCGGCCCTCCCCAAGAGGGCATCGCTCAGGATCAGGCGTCGCCGGAAGGGCGCAGCCCTGGTCTCTGGCGATTTTCCGAGCGCTCCCCTGCGGCTGTACAACTTCTCGGCCGGAGCTCTGACGGATGCCGGATCCAACGGCGTCACTCTGACCACCACAGGAACCCCGGTGGCGGTGGCGGGAGCGGATGGATCCGCTGGCAACGGCTACAGCTTC